GTATAAATGCTTTGGGAGGTATAGACCTCGTTTCGACAGCGGGGGATATAAATTTGCAAGCAGCGGCAGGAAGTGTAAATATACAGGGCGCTGCTGGAGTATCTATTAATGGAAAGCCGGGTAATGTGGGCATTGATGGTACGCTTGTCCAGTTAAACGAGGGGGCTGGGATTTCTGCGGCTGTGGTACCTGCAATAGTTCAAATAAATAGTTATGGACATCCAACTGCTCCCTTTAGTATAGGACCCCCCATCCCCATACCCCCTATGCCTGGAATAGCATAACTATATAAAAATAGGAAATTTAAATGGCAGTAGACACAGATGCAATCCTTGATGCGGCAGCCGCTGGCGAGGGCATAGCCAAAACTGTTGGTATGGGGTTTGGCATGCCGGAATGTATGCTAAACTTGACGGAGGATCTTTTAAATCTCCTTCCAACGGCAATACTAGGGGCTATTTCTATGGTGTTGGACTCATTTATAACCTATGCGTTGGGAAGTATTCTGCGTCTTATCAACTGGATGCTTCAGGTTTTTGGGATAAAGATTGTTGAAACTGATAATGGAATACAGATTCTTCTTCCCGATTTCACTTTCTTTGGGATGAACCCCGCATCCTTATTGAGCACTCTTGGAGATTATGTTAAAGCGTTAGATAATACTATTGCTGAATTAGGGGAATTATATACCAATGTTCAGGGATCTATAGCTCAATTCCAAGAGCTAAAAAACTGTTTAGAAAATTGGCTAGCTTCAGCGGAAGGAGATAAGGAGGAGGAGTCTGATGATCAGAAGTCCATGGCTGATAGGATGGGTCCATATCTTAACCGCATCAATGATACCAGGGCGGCAATAAGCAAGGCAACAGCTCTCCGCAGTACTATAGGCAATATAATGAAGAACAGGGCACAAAACCCAGACTTAGAGCCTTGCTTTCTCCCAGAATTTGCTACTATCTTAGCAGGAACCCCCTTTAAGGTATGTCCTCCTACTGATGAGGCAGACCCTGAATCCCCATTCAGGCTAGTATTTGGACCACCAATATCTAAGAAGGGGCAGTTCCTGCTTACTTCTGATGGTCTATATTATGATTCACAAACGGGGGGTTTAGAGGATGTTGAGTTTTATCTTTCCCATGCAAGAAAACAGTCTGATCCTGCTAAGCATTGGACTTTTGAGCACGATCCAAATATTGGAGGAAAGGGGGTACAGGTCTCAAAAGCTGATATTGTTGATTATATTGATACCCTGTTCGATCCAAATATAGAAGATGATAGTCCAAATCTTCAAGCACATTACGATGCTGATCATTTATTAGAACTCCTTGAAGGGCAAAGAAATAAACAAATTTATGATCTTTCAAGCCAGCTTACCACTTTAGAAGCTAATGAGGGGAGTGATTCTGCGGTATTTGTAAATAATAAGCAAGCCTTGTACTCCGAATTGGCTAGGCATAATGATAAAATTAGAAGGAGAAGAAAGCAAGTAGAAATCGCTGTGAAGGCTCCTCAAATGTTTGATCCAGGTAACTCTTTAGGGTTACTGCCCTTAAAGGGGGAAGTCCCTGTAAATGATTTTACCTATTTGGCACAATTAAATATAGGAGTTACTTTAGAAAAGCAGGAGCCTCTAGTGTTTTCAGCAGCAGAGATTGAGGGGGTTGTTCTGCCTATAGAACCAAAATTTGTTGTATCCCCGACTAAACATGAGACATGGAATGTGGAGCATTTGGTAGTCCCAAGTTTAGGGATTGGTGATATTATATATAATCCAAGTAGTGTTGATGGTTCGTCTCAAGCGCATGTTCAAAGTTTAACTGATTCTATTACAACTGACGGCCTTATTGGAGCCTTTAATTTTCTTGGGAGTGATATAGTATCTCCATCTTCAGGGCAGTTTGTGACTGTTAATGATGTTTCGGTGGAAACAAGTAGTAATGCTAAATTAGTATCTGATCTCTCAGAATCAGTATTCTTCTCAGGTTTAGCAGTTCCGTATTTGAAAGGGGTAACTGGTTTCAATGAAGGTGGAAGTAAAAATGTTCCTTCAGGAGTCGGATCTTACATACGGTTGCCAGACACCAAGAGGTTTAGAAATCTTGCCTATAAGCAAGAGGGCTTTACAGTAGAGTCTTGGGTTCATATGCCTAGTCTAGGTGTGACAGGTACAGCTGGTTGGGATGACGCAGGTACTTCGTCGGTACATAGGGTCTTGCTGAGTTGTGAAAATAGTGGTGGGAAGTTGCCTAATCCTACAACGGTGTTCTCTTCATTAGCTTTTGATAGCAGTATTTCTTCTGTTCGGGGACTTATGATGGGGTTTACACGAGATATTCAGCTTACGGAAAACAAGCTTCCTACATTGGACCCTGGTGATCAGTCTGATGCTGGAGATCCGAGCAAACTTAAATTTGTTATTGCTCCAACGCAATCAGTGGATGCTAGCACCATAGGATTTGTTAACAATACTTCTGCTGGGTGTGCGGATGCCGCTACATGGTATAATTGTGGTGTAACTTTGGATACTTCTACAACAGAAGGAAAGGCTCTAACAGATACCTCTTCAACTTATTCTCTTCTTACTGTTACTGTGGAACCTCCTAAGGACAAAATAACTATTTATCTAGATGGATATCCACTGGTCACATCTTCATTAGCCACATCTTTTGGAACTGATATTTATAGGCCCATTGCTGTGCCCTCATTTACTGCAGAAAATTCTTTTGAATATGGTGTATCTTCTTTTGATTGGAAAACTTTTGCTCCTCTTTTGGAAGGTGGGCCTAAATTTAATACAAGTATAGGTTATTCTTTCACACCATGGATTGTAGGAGGCGGTTATAGTGATGGTGCGTATGAATCAACGCGAATAAATAATTTTATGAATGCCTACGGGGGCATTAGTAGTGGGCTCAAGGGGCATATAGGAAGTATAAAATTTTATGATAAACCTCTAAATAATGTAGAAGTTATTAAAAACTTCAATGGACAAAAAGGTTTCTTTAAGAATATAGTTACATAATGGCTACTACTACAAAATATGGGGTGCATACTCTTCCCAACATTGAACATTTAATTACATCAAAAACTGTCCGTAATTTTGGTTTGGGGTTTCCCTTAGGAGAAAGTCTTCCTGGGCTTAATCTTACTAAGAAAAGCGGGGTAGAATTGGTTAGAGGAAATTTAAGGCAATTACTACTGACTGGTAAGGGGGAAAGGGTAATGCTCCCAGAATTTGGATTAGGGTTACGACAGTATCTTTTTCATCCTCTTGATGAGGAACTTTTTGAAAATATTAAATTACATATTTTATCGGGTATAGCAAAATATATGCCACAAGTTAATATATTAAAAATAAGTGTTATAAATAGTGAAGATATAAACCTAAATGGGATATCGGGTTTAATTATAAAATTGGTGATACAACTTAGAGAAGACTCAAATATGATTTTTGATTCAATAGTGGAGATTAGATAATGACTGCATTTTCGGGTACCGTTACTTCAGATTTTGAAAAATTAATTGCTTTGCCTGAAGGAAAGAGATCTAATTTTATTGATTTTACTGCTACAGATTTTGATTCTTTAAAGGTTGCTCTTATTTCATATATAAAATCTGTTTACCCTCTTGATTATACTAACTTCTCTGAGTCAGATTTAGGTATGATGTTGGTTGAGTTGGTGGCCTACATGGGCTCCATTCTATCTTTTAAGAGTGATATGCTTGCTAATGAAAATTTCTTAAGGACTTCAAAAAATAGAAATAATGTTAGAAAGCTTTTGGAGCTTATCGGAGTAAAAATGAAAGGGCCAATTTCGTCTGTAGCTGAAGGCTCATTAACTTTAGATAGTGAGCCCACAGGAAATATTATGATTAACCCAAATAGTAGAACTATATCGTTAACTTCTCCTGTGGATGGTGCAGCGCTAAATTATACTATTTATAAGGTTGTTAATGGAAGAGTTGATGTTGCAAATGCTTCTGGAGCAATAGAATTACTTAACTCAGAATCTACTCACGCCACTAATCAAGTTTATACAAACTTGGCATTATTAGAAGGTGCTATAGTTACTATGAATGGAACTTTCACTATTCCTCAGGCTGTAAAGAGAATTAATTTAATTGAAGGCCCAGTAATAGAAAAGAGTGTAGAAATATTTATTACTTCTTCTGAGTCTAATGCTTCTGGATCTTATGTTCAAGTTGATAATTTGTTTGCCGCTTCCGGGGCAACAGATAGAACTTTTGAGGTTGTTTACGATGATGACTATACCGCAACGGTGGTTTTTGGGGATGGGATTGTAGGTGTTTCCCCCCCAGTTGGGGCTGATTATATGATTACTTATAGAGTTGGGGGTGGGAAGAGAGGTAATTTGCCTGTAAACCATATTAATTCTACTATTAATATTCAGGATTCTGCTGTGTCTATACAAGGAACTCTGAAAAATACCACAATGTCTACTGGTGGAGTTGATGCTGAAACTGTTGCTCATGCTAAGAGGTATGCTCCTTTAACTTTTAGAAGGCAAGATAGGTTGGTTACTCTTTTTGATTATTCAACTTTTGTTAATAGCTATGTAGGAGCTTTGGGAACTGCGGCAAAAGGTAGGGCTGTGACTAGAAATGCGTTTAGCTCTGCAAATACAATTGATCTTTATATTTTAGCTAAGGCCAGCGATACCCAGCTGCAACGAGCAACCTCTGCA